CTTTTATCTAGAACATCTCACAATTAAGTGAGCTTCGATCGGTCGCGCTTAAAATGCCGCGACCCATCCCTGATGATACTGCAGGTTGTCAGGTGACAACCAGCCCAACTCGTGGTCATACCCTCCTTCGAGGGCACGCTTCACGAACGTATGCTCATCAACCCCCGTGGTTAAACCACGGAACAGACGGTACCTACCGTCTTGGGGCGCCTTATAAAGGCGCGGGCGTGCGACGACTGACTTGGCCTCCCACCTATGGAAACGCATATTATAGCGGATCTTTCGGTTGTGAGCCATGTTCCAGTGGAGGGCTTCATACGACCCCCAGCGGTCACACGGGAACTCTCTGACCCAGAGTGCACTATTGCCGTTACCGGCAGCAAGACCGAAGCCTAAGTAGGCCTCGACTTGGCACTCCAAGTAGTTACTGAGTTCTAACATGCCTCCCAAACGGCACCTCCTTGCGAGGTCTATCGTCGAGTAGGCATCCGACATACTGGTGATGGAGCTGCACTGCAAACGGAAGATGTCAAGTCTTCCGCCAGCATATGCATCAACTCCGCAGGATTCTCGGTAGAATCCTTCAGCAAACGTCTTTTGGTAGTTCGGCTTGAAGCCTATCTCCTCGAAACGTTCGCAAACATTACTGCACTCCTCACGGGGTACAATAACGTCATCACCAAACACAAAGCAATCATTAACCGAAGCCATAACGTCCCTAAGGACAGACTTATTATGGCAGATCGCTTCGTATCTCACTCCACGCCGCACGTGCATCGCCGCAGTGGCGATCACCCAGAATACCAGTGACTCGACTGGGAAACACATGGCCGACCCCATAGGGGCGAACATGTGCAACTTTACGAGCTCACCAGACGGTACCCGGACGTGCGTTGTCCTTGAGCATGCGAGGGCAAGAGTTACCTCCTTATTAGAGAGATAACGAACTAACCCCCACGATACTAGATCACTAGCGTCTTTCAGATCGATCGTTGCGTGCTCTCGAGTCCGTGAGGACAGGAGGGCAAGTAGACCGTTCTGCTCTTGGTTGTCGAATTTGATCGACGAGCTCACACCAGATCTAAATCTGTGTGTGGTGATAAGACGACTGCGTTGGATCGTAGCCTCTAGATTGCGCCTTTGGCCCTGTTGTATCCACATAGCCCAAGTGGGCTGCGTGCAAATGATACGGGGGCCGCGCTTATCTTTGGGGACTACGGCGAGCTTGGCGTGACTATCACGCCAAGTTTTTAGATCCCTATCTATTAGGGACTTACTCGCCCAAGCATGTATGAACATGCCAGGAGACGGACTGAAGAACTCGGAGACAGGGTATAATTTGTCGCATAAGCGACTACACTGCCTATCGAGCGCTTCCCATTTGAGGTGCCCACCTTTGGCGTCAGCAACAGCACCGGGACCATGAGACGGTTTAATGTCTCGATAGTCCCAGCGACTGGTGACGATACGCCATAGAAGGCGAGCAATCCTCAGGGTTTGGCCGGACCCGTCGTTACTTTCAGACTTACGTCTGTAGTACCGTTCTGACAGCTGGCTACAAAGAGCATTACGCTCAAGGAAACCAGCAATAGCCAACTCCGTCTGTTGTTCAGTGATTGCATTGGACTTAGACTTATACGTGAACAGACAAACCTGCCGTAACGCGCGTAAGAATCCCGGATTACCGGTACCCCAAAACGCATACAGCAAGTCTGCTAGCTCTCTCGGCACGCTAACGTAATAACCGAGGCGAAAAGCCTCTGCGTTCCGTGCGCACCAGACAAGGCAATGATCTATATCATTAGCTTTTGAGAGAAGTGTCAGCCTTGCGGCTTCTACAGCTCCGATTGTCTGTACGTCGACGACCTTACGGTCGCCAACGTTTTCGATAAGAACTAACAGTTCCTTCCATAGTGCCTCATAAAGAGGAACCCTGGAAACCCGTAATTGTGGCTCAAAGCCATACATTATACGGATGTCACGACTCAGGCGATCTAACATTGTCTGAATATTCATACAACATGCTCCTATATTAGAGGATCACCTAGACTTTTTATTCACCCGATCTCGCCGAAACCGCGAGTCCCATAGGGACCAGCGATGAGGGCTTGGCCGAGCGAGTTGCTAACCAGCGCGAACCCGCGACCCCACTCGTGAGAGTAGAGGTTACGGAATTCACGATACTGCACTGGAGTGCCCCACTGTCTTAAGGCAAGGTCACTCCGGAGACAAACCCACTCACCGGGAGGTCTCGCCGACCAGCGCCGATAGGCGATGGTCAGACGATGACACCAGTGATGATCGCAACGTTCATTAACCAGGAAAACCTGGTACACGTGAGGAAGGACGAATGTGTACCCCCATGAGGGGGAGACATCGCTAACCGAGCGTGCGAATATTGCGTAGGCGGGCAAAGCAGTCCTTGAGACTGTCCACTCGTCTATTATCTTGAGAACACCGACAGGTAACTTATTCATTGTATATACTTTGTTTAGGAAACCCAGCCGGTGGGCCAGGATGTTTTGTCTAGTTATGTTATTTAACTACTGGGATACAATCCCAGTAACCTCGAGTCCCAATTACGGGATTTCGCGATTAACAAACGCAGCCACATTAGTGGAGCGCAGGGTAATAGCGGAGGCCAACCAGTCAGTGAGATCGGCGATCATGGCGTCACGATTAGTGGCGTCCATGTCCGACGGGAGCTCAAGACTGATCTTGACGTAACCAACATCGTAGCTAGCACCCGAATCAGGCGTATAAGTACGCCCGAACGAGTACAGCGAACGCTGGATCGTCTTGGCAGGGAAGGCTTTGCTCTTGACCACTTGGTGGGCAATGCGCAGCCAATCCGGCAGGTTAGCACCACGGGAGAGCGTGCGAAGCACGCTAGCCGTGGACGAAGGGCGTTCGATTACGTTGAACACCTTACTGTTGATGGTGATCGTTTGATCCATGTTGTAACAACACTGATATTAGAGAGGTATGTTAGGCCCTCTATGGTTTCCACGAAACAGCGTGGTTACTGCGATTGAGAAACATGCAATCGTACATGATGATAGGCGATACACGTCAGTGAAACCCGAAGGGAGCACCAAGTTTAGACAGTTGACTGTTGTCAAATGTCTTCTTGAGGCCCCTAGGAATCACCTTCGTATAGGCATCGATGATAGCGGCTCTCTTTCGAGGGCTCAGAGCATCGAGAGCGGCATTGATCTTGGCCGTAACGGCCTTGGAGACCTTTGTCGCGCCTACTCGGTTGAGTATAATACCCCCAACCTTGGTGTGTGTAAGGCCCAAAAGTCCGAGTAGGACATACGGCATCACACGTGAAGGCTTCCTTAGAACGGGAAGCAACGGTACACTAGAAATACTTCTAGTGAATGATCGCTGCTCAACATTACCAAGGACGTGGTTATCTGGACCACCGACGTCTTCACAGAGAACTCGTATAGTACGAGTCCGCAGGTCGGAAACGCAAACATGGACATCAGATATGTCATGTGTGAGAGAACCTTGAAGGTTCTCGATAGCGCCACCGATGTTGTAGAACCAGTCGACGACGAAGCTAAGCTTCGACACTCGCCAGACTGTTGCCAAGGACGGGATAAGACCTAAGGCTCCGAGCTTATTAAGCAGGACCTGGCCGTCTCCCGTTAGTTTAGGTTTTACCTTGGAACGAATGGTAACACGAACCATGCGACTCTTTGTGACAGTATACTCATGCCGATTCCAGGATTGCCAGGGCAAAGGCCCATCGGTCCCAGAATCAGTAGTGTGTGTATAGGCGTCGACGGTGTGGTCCAGATTGAACTGGTAATGTCTCACGACAAACCCATCGCCGATTGATTTGAGCCTTCTCCGCACTGTCTTCGGAAATGCCCGCAACTCCTTAGCAACGGCCTTAAGGTCGCTGATGAGGGGCCGCCAGCCGAATGAATAGCCAAGAAAGCCATTCACAAGGTTAGCGGGTGCGGACAACCTGCGCTGCCAGAGCTCAAATAGCCGGGGGGTCTCCCCCGATTCGGCTAGAGACGTACTAGCATCCAACGCTCGAACACTATTCACGTACTGGTTGTATGCATTAGAAATGCAAGAACCAATATCGTCACTCGTATCGGAACTCACAGAGATGTAAGAGCCAGCATTCGCAATTAATGTCGAAGGCTGGAGTGCACCGGACTGCAGAGGACCGTACGGGGGGTCGCCAATGAACTCATATCTAGGCGACGGGGTGTTCGATGTATCTGATGAGTGGTAGGCATGACGCCCACCACTTACATCACCGACAGTGTATCCGAGGTGGATACAAGGCTTATCGCCTTTTCCACCACTAGGATCGTCCCACATCAGGGACAGCATATCGACTATGGTTTTAGACCATGCTGACACAGTGGTTGAACCACCATCGCGCAAATCAATGCGGATGACGTTACCCCCAGGGGTAACCGTGTGAGTTATGTCTCGATATCTCATTGTCTTATAGGTCCGCTAAGCGCGTTTCCTTGCAAAATGCAAGGGGATACGCGGCGTCGAACCAAAGAGGGAAGCCCAAGAG